CGCGCCCTTGCGCCAGAACGACTCGCGATACTCCCCGGCCGCGGATTCTTCGGCGAGGATGCGACGCAGCGTTTCGAGCGGCGAGATCCCCAGCTTGTAGCCTGAGAAATGCACGATCTCCGACGGCGCGAAGGGTTGAGGCCACCCGTTGACGGTCCAGATAAATCGCTTCGGGTAGAGTCCGCCTTCGACACTCATCTCCTCGGGCGGCAAGCGCACGAAGCCGATCGCGTCCCGGCCATCGGCGCCGACGTACCTGACCTTGAGCCAGTAGGCGCGGTCGTAAATGCCGAGGTCCGTGACGAGGTCTTCGAAGAGCCGGTATCGGGTCGTCCCGGGATTCGGGTTGTTCAGCCAGCGCACCATGTCGTGATTGGCCAGCCGCACGCGATCGGTGTCCGACACGCGACGGAAGGCCTGGGGCGCGACGTGGGCGATGTTGCGCGCGAGGAACTCGACACAAATCCGGACGTTGGGTTGCGCCTTGAAAATCTCGAAGTAGTTGGCGCGGGCGCCGTAGAGGTTCAGGGAACCGCCCGAGGAACTCGACCACGTGGGCTGTGGAGTCGTGAGCGCCTGCAGGCCGTCGAACGTCCGGACGATCACAGGCTTACCTGCAGGTACGCAATCTTCGATCGCTCCACGACGACGTCGCCGACCAGCTTCACCGGCGGCTGTCCCGCCTTGAGCGCCGACACGTCCCGCAGCGTCAGCCACGGACCTCGCGACGACCAGAGCACGCCCTCCATCGCTTCCGTCGAGTCGTGCGTGAAGTTCACGATGACTCGCCGCAACAGACAGGGTGGCCGCCAGAACCACAACCAGCGCATCAACAGATCGCCACACGTGACAGCGTGGCCCGGCCGGCCCGGATCGCCTATTTGGGATTTCTTTTCTCCGCCTCACGCATGTCGCGGCGGATCTGTTCGGGCACGGACACCCGAGCGTGCTTCGCGCGTTTGTAGGCGTCGTCGTACTGCTTCGACGGCATCTTCACGCAGACCGGCACGCTGTCGTCCTCGTCGTCGAGCGGTGGATGGCCAGGCGCTCGTTTCATGCGGCCACCACGACCGGGTCCTCGGCCTCTGGCGGCTCGGTGTCGAGGGTCGCGAGCTTGCGCGCCATGATCGCGGCGACGATGCCGTCGATCCGGCCGCGGCTCTTCTTCTTGATGGGCTTGATGTTGTCGGGCCCGTCCCGGTAGACGACGACGTTCGACGCCATCCACGCCATCAGTGGGTTGCCGCCGACGTCGACGAGGCCGTCGAGCACGTCGGCTTCGAATTCCTTCGACGGCGCCGACATGTGCGCCAGGACCTGCGGGATCTCGATGACCTCGAAGCCGTCCTCCTGCAGATCCTTCTCGAGGTTGCCGGCGTTCCACGGGTCGAACCCGACTTTCAACAGGTTGAAGCCGTACCGGGTCTTCGCCTCGTTCACAGCGGTGCGAATCAGGTCTTGGTCGATCCGGTTACCCGGGCAGGTCGTCAGGTAGTGCTCGTCGACCCACACCGGGTACGGCGCGCGATCGCGATGGGCGCGTTCGTCCAGGGTGTCCGCCGGCGAGAAGCACCAGGCGAGATACCGCCACTGCTTGCGCGTCGCCGTCGGCGGGAAGCACAGCACGAAGGCGGAGAGATCGATCTTGCTCGAGAGGTCGACCGCGCCGAAGCAGTCCTCGCCGCGCAGGTCCTCGGCGGTCCACACGCTCTGCCCGTTGCGCCAGCCTTCGAGGGACAGCCAGGGCACCGCGGTGTTCACCCACAGGTTTAGGCGCTTCTGCTTGAACGTGGCCGCGGCGCCCGGCATGCTCTTCGCCTTGGTGGCGAGGGCGCGCAGATCGTCGGGCTTCACCGAGATGTCGTAGTTCGGGTTCGCCTTGCACCACGTCGCCTCGGCGAGCCAGTCGTCGTCGACGTCGGCGTGGGCGATGAACGCGAAGAACGTCTCGTCGACGAGGACCCCTTCGAGAATCTGGACGGCGTAGCCGTGCTGGTCGCCGCACGGAGACACCGGGTCATCGCCCGCCGTCGTGATCTGGAAGTTGAGCGGCTGCCGGCGCGCACCGGTCGCCGTCTCCATCACGTCGATCGTGTCGCGGTGCTTAATCTTGTGGAACTCGTCGACGATGATCAGGTTCGGATTCAACCCGTCTTCGGGGTTGGCGCCGAGTGGCTCGAGCTTCGACGACGTGTCGACGCGGTGAAGGTTGCGCGCCATCACCTTGATGCGCGCCTTCAGGCCGCTCGACTTGACCAGCTTCTTGGCGTCGTTGAAAACGAACATCGCCTGGCCGCGTTTGGTCGCCAGGCAATAGCCCTCGGCGCCGGGCTCGTTGTCATAGAACGTGACGTAGAGGGCGACGACCGCCGCCTCGAGGGACTTGCCGTTCTTCCGGGGGACCTCGTTGTAGGCCGTCCGGTAGCGGCGCAGGCCGGTGTCGACGTGCACCCAGCCGAACACCGAGCCGAGCCGGAACTGCTGCCACGGCTGCAGGACGATGAACTGCCCGGCCCACTCACCCTTGTAGTGCTTCAGCTTGGCGGCGAACCGAAAGAACCGGTCGGCTTTCGGCAGATCGAACCGGTAGGGAAAGCCCGCGGTCGCTTCCCGGGCGCGATCGCGCAGATGCCGCTCGCACGCCAGGCGGTGATACTTCCCCGCCGGCACGCGGCCGGCGACGACGTCGTGCGCGTACATGTCGATGGGATTGGCGCGACCGGCGTCGGCGCGCGCGGCCAACTGCACCCGCGTCGGCCCTCGCACCGTCGGCACCTGCAGCTGCAGACGGGCGAGGCCGAGCACCAGGCACAGGACGAGCGCCGCGATGACTGCGCCGGCGGCGCTAGTGAGCCGTCGGGGGGTCATCAAACTCCGCGAAGGGGTCCTTGGTTTCCGGTGTCGTGGGGACCTTCACCCGCGACCTGGCCGCCGGCGTCATCCCGAACTCGACAAGGTACTGACGGACAGCCATGTGCCCCTGGCGGAGTTGCGTCGTGAGCTTCGTGTCCAACTGCCGCAGTTTCACGACCTGCGCGATCGCCTCGGTGAGGTCGCCCACGTCCACGACGGTGACCGTCTCCGCCACGCGGTCGGCCGCTGCGAGCTCTTTCAGGCTCGACTCAATGCGTGTGACCGCCGCGAGCAGTTTCTTCACCAGGGCCGCGTTCTCGCGCCTCGCGGTGAGAATGGCTTCCGTCTCCGCGAACAAGCAGACGTACTGGTAGAGCGCGGCGTCGTCGACCGTGGACAGCGTCTTGGAGGCCTCGAGGCGCACGACCATCCGGTTCCATTCCGCCAGCGCATGGCCGCGCAGCGTGCTCGGACGATGGGGACGCCCCTTCGGCGGATCCGGTGGTTGGGGATCCGTGGCGGTGCCGTGGCGGTCGCCGCGGAGCGTGCCGGCGAGCTTGTGCTCGGCGCGCGATCGGGCGTTGCGGCCGCCGGAGCTCGAGGTGCCCGGCATCAGGGTGTCTCCGGTCGAAGGTCGGCCTTCGCCATCCGCAGTTTTCCGCCTGGTCGTGGGGCGGAAACGACCGGCCCCTGTTTTTCCCCCGGTGCGTTCGGGCGAGTCGTGCTATAGGGCCCGTGCTCGTCGGCCCATCGCTGCTGCCGCTCGCGCGTGCGCGTGGTTGTCGTCACGTAGCGTCCTCTCCCCCACCCAAAGCCGAGCTGGTGGCTCTGGGTCATCTCACAAGGCAAAATTCATTCGCTGACATCGCGCGAGCAAACCCGGCGCGCGGTTTCCGGGCGCCGGGATCTGCAGCGATTGCGAAGCCCCCCTCCCGTCGGATCACATCGCGCGCCGACACGAAGGAAAGGCATCACGACTTCCTCGTCAGATAGAGACCGAGCATCGAGCCGCACACCCCGCCGCAGACGTAGCCGACCTGCGCAACCAACGCGTTGGTCTCGGCCACTTGACGAATGAGCGTGAACCCGAGCACCGCGATCGCGGCGTCGGACCAGGCCGTCCCGACGTAGCTAGTGCGCGCGATCATCCGCGTGTTGATGCAGATCAGTCCGTAGTTCACGAACATCAATGCGAAGAACAGCAGGAACGTCGTCATCGACGTCGCCCTCCACGCTTCGACTCTTCGCGCGTCTTGGTATCCGAGCAGCTCTGACATAAGCCCTGCTCATTGGTCTCGTCGTCGAGCCCGCCTTCGGCGAGTGGAATGGTGTGGTCGCGGATAGTGGCGCGCGTCTGTCTTCCAACGGTGAGGCAGGCGACACACCACGGTTGGCGTGCGAACAGTCGCACGCGCCGGCGCTGCAGCTCGCGCCCTCGGATACGCTGCACCGGTGGTCCAGTGCGGGTACGCCAGGCGGCGACCTGGTGCTCCTGACAGTTGGTCTTGCCGCACTTAGGATGCGGACAGGTGCGAGGGACGGCTATCCCCATCAGCGCAGGCCTCCGTATAGCCAGCCCAGAAGGAACGCGACGATCAGCCAGGGCCAGCGAGGCCAGGACACGACCTCGCCGGCCACGCGCAATCGGTAATCTCTGAGGCCGGTGTCGTTGGTGAACGGAATCATCCGGACCGCCGGCGGTCCGTCAGAACGGCAGGAGGCGACGTCGATCGGGGGCGACGCCTCCACATAGGTGGGGTTCCTCGAGTTGTCAGAGAGGGAGGACGGCGCGACCCCGAGGATCGCGCCAAGCCTCAGAGGTTGTTCTCGCGGACGAGAGCACCCGGGTCGCCTTCCAGCTTCCATGAGTACGAAGCATCGGCAAGCTCGACCGGGTGCGTCTAGTTGCCTCCAGTAGCGTCTAGTTGCGTGCCGCCCGCGTCACAACCGTCGCGGTGGAGTGCGACACTACTCGGACCGAATCGATGTTTCTCGACCATCCGCACGCGCCCGGCCGGCTGCTCGAAGTGGCGCACGTCGCCCATCGGCTGAGTGTCAGCGTGGAATTCGTCCGCCGGCTGATTCGCACCAAGCAGCTCCGGGCGATCCGCATGGGGCGGCGCTGGCGAGTGGCGGAAGCGGACCTGATGGCCTGGATTGACGCGCAACGGGTGCCGCAGGTCGAGCCGATCCCGGGTCAGCATCGGGGACGGGATGGGCCGCGGCCGCTGCCCGAGGCGAGGAACGCCTGATGGAGGAAGAGGTCGACGCCTTTCGCGAGCAGATCATCCAGCAGGTCGCGCGGCGGGCTGAGCGTGGTGACGAGCCAGCCGCCGTGGGCTTGTGGCTGATCGAACAGCTCGCGATAGCGCGCCGCGAATTGGTGGCGGCGACGTCGCGCACTGAGGAGACGCCCAACGCACACACCCTCACGCTGGAATTCGGCCGGTTCCTGACCGAGACGGAGTTTCGCGACGTGGTCGAACGCGCTTGGCAAGTTCCCCACGTGAAGACCCTCAGAGCCAATGCGGTGGCCACCAAGTGAGCGCCCGCGCCACCTGGAAAGGGTTCCTCAAGATCAGCCTGGTCACGATCCCGATCAAGGTCTTCCCCGCCACGGAATCCGCCGGCTCGATCAGTTTCAACCAGCTGCACGCTGAGTGTCAGACGCGCATGCAGCAGAAGAAATGGTGTCCGAAGTGCGCGATCGAGGTCGCGTCGAAGGACATCGTGAAGGGCTTCGAATTCGAAAAGGGGCGCTACGTCATCCTCATCGATGAGGAACTCGACGCGGTGCAGCCAGAGTCGACCAAGGTGATCGACCTGACGCAGTTCGCGAAGGCCTCGGCACTCGATCCGATTGCCATCGATCGCACCTACTACCTCGCGCCCGACGGTGAACGGGAAACGTACGGAGTCCTCCGCGTCGCGATGGCTGGGTTGATTGGCGTCGGGAAGCTCGCGCTCTACGGGCGGGAGTATCTCGTGGCCGTGCGGCCGCTCGAGCGCGCCCTGGTGCTGCACACCCTGCACCACGCGGCAGAGATCCGGCCGATTGCCGAGATCGAAGGCGAGCTGCATGCGGGTCTGCCGGTGCACCTCGATCGGAAGACGGCGGAGATCGCGCTCGCGCGCCAGGTGATCGCCGCGTTCACCGGACCATTGAATCTCGCAGCCTTCACCGACGCCTATCAGACGGACCTGCGCCGGATCATTGATGCGAAGATCGCCGGGCAGGAGATCATCGTGTCGCTGCCGGTGGCCGACGCACCTGTGCTGACCTTGCGCGCCGCGCTCGAACAGAGCCTCGAGGCCGTGAGCGCCACGAAGAAGGTCCCGGCGAAGGTGTCGCCGGCGGCCAAACGGAAACGCGCGTAAACACAGAGGCGAACCGAAGATGGCGCGACCCACCGACCCGTCCCCGATCCGACACGGCACCTTGAAGCGCGTGGTGCGCGACAAGGGGTTTGGCTTCATCGCCGACGGCCAGGGCGCCGAGTACTTCTTCCATCGCACGGCCGCGGCGTTCGACCTCGACGACGTCGCGGAAGGCGCCGCGGTCACGTTCCTGCCGTCGTCGGGGTCGAAGGGGCCCCGCGCGGAAGATGTGCGGCTAGTCGACTGAGTCCATGCCGGGATTGGTGCACTCGCCGCACGAATGGGAACTGCGCGAACGCTTCTCGCTCCGCGTTCGCTGGCAGATCTTCCGCCGGCGCGAGCGGTTCCGGTGGGCGGATTGGCGAGACGATTTGATGTATCTGGTCCGCGGGTGATCGACGAAGAGGTCTGTGCGCTCGATGACAATACGAGGACCGCTAATCGTGCGAACGACGAATGGCGCCGCAACTGTCAGGCTGGCCCTGATGAGGGACGACAACAGGCTCGTCTATGTGACCTACGCACGCACCAACGAACGTGACGAACACGGACGGACCATCTATCGATGAAGCGCTTGACCGGTCGATGATGGACCGCCCGCCGGAGATTTCACGACGCCGACGCCGGTGGATCCACCATGCGCCCGGACCGACAGGACCTGAGAGGCTGCCCACGATGTCCGACGCTCATCACGATCACGTCGACCTCCACCACCACTGGCCGGATCGCCCGCTCGATGTCCACGTCCACCTGCACGACGAGTCCTCCGGGCGCGTGATCCTGGAGAAACTCGATCAACTCCTCACGCTTGTCCGCGCCGTTCAGGCGCAAGGAATGACACTCATGGCCACCCAGCAAGAACTCTCCGACGAACTCGACGCGATCAAGACGGCGGTCGACGAGGTGAAGGCCACTGGCCAAGCCCAGGTCGCCGAGATCGCGGCCCTGAAGGCGCAGATCGCGGCCGGCACGCCGGTCTCCCAGGAGCAGCTCGACTCCCTCGATGCGAAGGCGGACAGCATCCTCGCGTCGCTCGGCGCGCCGCCGGCGTAAGACCTCGCCACGAACGGCCGAGCCGTCGACGGTCACGGTGAAGGATTGGCTGCTGGGAACTCGCGTTTCCCCGGCGCGAGAAGCTGATGCCGGCGCCTGACCGTCGACGGTGTGAGGGAATCCAGTGCCATGAGCCCGGCGGAGATCCTGCGGGAGATCGAGCGGTTGTATCGCCTGCTGCCGGCGTATACCCTCGGCACGACGACCCCGGAAATTCGGATCAAGGAAGCGGAGATCCGCGCCCTGTCGGAGCGGTTCAAGGCGGCGAACGCCGCGATCTATGAACGGGGCGAGCCTTACTCGAAGATCTCCGGTACGGGACTCGGATCGGCCAGCCAGGCCGCGACCTTCTCCGGCGATCCCCACGCCGGCGCCGGCACATAGCTGAACAGGAAAAGCGCGAGTTCGTACAACGCGAACCGGTTCTCGACGTCGGCGCGCAGGCACGCCTGGCCGAAGTCGTTTTCCAAACAGGCCTGGAGGAAGCTGCCCGTCGGCCGACGTGCCGCGAAGTACTCCACGAGCCCCGTGTGCAAACCGCGAGGGACCTCGGCGTCCTCGAGGCGCTGGCGCAGGTGCGTGCGGTAGTCCGGGCGATCGGTCACCGACGCGGTTTCTCCTTCACGCGCTTCCGAAACCGAAAGGTGATCGTGTTTGGCGTCTCTATGACCGCGATCCGATCCGACGCCTGGAGCGCCGCGTCCCAGGCCTGTGTTCCGTGCAAAGTCATGTTTCGCTTGATGACCGGCCGGAACGTGAGTTTCTGTTTGCGCTTCATCACTTAGGGACAACCTTGTCGAATAGTCGCCGCGCCATCCGCACTCGCTCTCGGCACTCTTCATTCGCCGGGTCGTTGTCCGGCCCAAGCCAGTCCTTCGGCGACTTCTCAAGGGCGGCCTTCCAGCGCTTGAACGATTCCTCAGCCTGACGTTCAGGCGTTCGAAACTTCGACGGCTCGAACGCCAACTGGCGCAATGCGCTCGAATCGAAGTGGGCCAGGCCGGAGTACGCCAACAGCGCGTAGAGGCATTCCTCGTGCGTCGTCGGCTCGCCAATCTTCGCGGCTTCGATGATTTCGAAGAGCTTTCTCACCGGTCACTCACCGATCCCGCGCATCCTCGAACTCAGCGACGACACCCGGCCGCAGCTCCCCTGGTTCCCGATGCCGCGATCGAAACGGTGGCCGAATGACGGCGGCGCCGCACCAGCACCGCCGGCGCCCGTTGATGTGCGTCACCCACGTCCGACACGACGGACACCAGCGCGCGCCGCGAGTCGGCGGATCGCCATCCGGCGTCAGATCGAGCGAGTCGGCTTTCATCCCGTCCTCGCCTTCGCCCTGGCCCGCGCGACCAGGCGCTCGGCCGCCAGCATCATCTCTGCCATGGTCCCCGGCAACGTCAGCGCGTTCCACTCCGCGTCGAGCAGCTGCCAGGCGGAGCCGACGCGGATGATGCGATAGCGCTCGTCGTCGGTGCGCCGGCCGAACTCGGTGTGATGCCAGACGAGCGTGCCGACGGGCTCTGGCTGCCGGCCGAAGCGCGGACCGCCGAGCGTCAGGTCGGCCGAGGACTTGCGCGGCATCAGTGCGCCTCGCTGATTACCATCCCGGACTGCCGGAGCAGCCCCTTGATCGCATCCTTCGTCTTTTCGTGAAACACGACGATGTGCGACACGTCAGCGAACGTGACCCCCGTCGGCGGCTTTATCAACAGCGTCATGCCGGGCGACGCGCGCAGGTAGCTCAGTCCGGTGTCGGTAAGCCCGACCATCACGACTTGGCGGCCCTCGCCGTCCAGCCCAAACGCCCAAACGATGTGTTCGTTCTTGACCTGGGTCATTCAGAGCGCCTCCACATCCTTCCGCCGCATCAGTTCGCAAACCTCGACGCTGACGGCGCCTCCCGAAGTTTCCGGCGCGCGACGACCTCCGGCCTCGGCTTCGGCATCCCGTCGAGTAATCGCCGGTTCAGTTCCGCAAGCCCGCGCCACACCATCGCCTCGATCGTTTCGTATTTGCCACAGCGCACGAGCACATGTGCGGACCCGCGACCATCGGGACGGAGCGCCCATGCGGTGAAGGATGCGCGCGCCTCGCCGCAGCCGCGGATCTTCCACGAGCGACAGGTCCGCAGGGCGCGCGAGAGATCCGGCATTCAGAGCGCCTCCAGGTCCTTCCGCCGAATCATGGCCGGTCCTGCTCGTCGACGGCGGCACGGAGGAGCGGCGTCCCGATCGCACATAGATCGAATGGATTCTCTCGACACTGCCGGCACGCGTTGAGGTGCTGATGAAACGCGCGTGTCTGCGGCGACTCGACGGTCCATTGCTTCATCGGCAGTTCTGCGTTCATGCGTTGATAACAGTGGTCGCAGACGATGACCATGTGGGCGTTCTCGTGCGCCGCCGTCACGCCAAAGTTTTCGAGCGCTTCCGCGTCGGGGCCTTCGTCTGGGCCTTTCTCGAACTCGCCGCGGCAGACCGCGCACGTGAATTTCAGAGCGCCTCCAGGTCCTTGCGCCGACTACATTCCCGGCGGCATGCCGGAGTTCTTCGCGTCATCCTCGGTCCACGCGCGCTTCGGAAACTGGCCGTGCCAGCGCCCGATCTGCGGATCGCACTCGGAACAGAGTGCCGGATTCTTCATCGGGGACGGCTGACCGACGACCGGGTCGTCTGTCGTGAAGTCCCGCGTCCAGTAGTTACACAGCGCCGTGTTCTCGACACACCCGCACTGCTCACATTTGAAGAGCGGCATCAGAGCGCCTCCAGGTCCTTCCGCCGAATCCGGATCCCGCCCCGTCCGGTCAGCCGATGCGGAAGATCGCCGTCCTGGATTAGCCGACGCAGGTCCACTTGTGGCAACCCGGAGACCGCCGAGGCTTCCTGCAGGGTGAGAAAGATCTTCTCGAACCTCTGAGAACTCTGCGAACTCTCAGAACTCTGAGAAGTCGCCGCGCGCAGCGCCGCCGCGAGCTCGGCCAGCCCGGACGTCCACGCCTGCCGCGGGTCGTGCGGCTCGAGCGGGGCTGGTGTGGATCGGACGATCGCGCCGGCGCCGTGGCCATTCCCGTTCCCGACCGCCGGTAAAACGAACGGGAGGGCCTCTCCGCGGCGCTCAGCGGCGATTCGAGCAACGTCCGAAGGGTCATACACGGCCAGCGGCATGCCGCGCCCGTCGCGCCGCCAGACCGCCTGTTCGATTTTCCGGTCCTTCGCGAACTGCTCGACGGTTTTCGTCGAGCACCCGAGGTGCTCGGCGGCCTGCTGTTTGGTCAGCCAGGTGGAGTAATCAGGGGGCGTCATGTGCGGGGACCTTCTGGAAGCTCTGAGAGCTCTGAGACGTTCCCCGTGGAACGTGGCGACGCGAGGGTCAACGACTTCGGATCAACGCTCCGCGTCACGATCCGCCCGAGGTCCGCCTGAATCTTCACCCGCACGCGCGTCTTCGAAAAGCCGACGACGACGGCCGCGAGCCGCCCGTCGGGACTCTGCCCGAGTTCGACTTCGTAGCCGT